TCACGCCGCGATACATGCCCAGCGAGCCCTTGAACAGCGGGTTCTTGCGGCCTTCAGCGCCAGCAGCGGCTTTCTGGATGTCCAGCCACTGACCGGTGGAAGTGTTGCTGCGCAGATCGTCCTCTTGGAACGTGTGCATCACGCAAACAAAGGTTTCCTCGCCGTCGATCTTGCAAGGCTGCAACACGGGGATGTCGGTCGCGCCGCCGCCCTGGCTGTCAGCCTTGGTCTTGGCACGGTCAACCAGGCGCAAGTCGAACTTGTCAGCGCTGTCGATGTTGTTGAAAGCCGTTGCGTCGTTGCCGTACAGCGTGTGGTTGGCATCGGGAGATACCAGGCCGTTGTTGGCGCGACCGGTATAGCCGGTAGGCAACAGGAAGTTGGCATTGATACCGCGAGCGCCGGACAAGTAGATGAACAGCAATTCGTCCATCAGGCGGGCCCACCAGCTGGATTGCTGGCGCTTGGCTTTTTCGCGCAGATCGTGCAGCGTGCGCTTGCGCGTCATGCGGCCGCCAGTGTTCACACCGCAGCGAGCCTGATCGATGTAGATCTGGTCGGTGTAGAACTTCTGACCCTCTTCCTTGCCCTCCAGGATGTCCTCGCCCTCAACGGGGGCCATCTTGAGTTCGGCCAACAGGTCATAGCTGATCTGCTCACCGGCATCGGATTCCAGATCGGTCAGGATCTGAATTGGCACCTCTGCTTCGGCACCGCGCGCCATGAAGCGCGAATTGAAGTAAGACTTCTGACTGGAATCGTAGGCCAGCATGCCAGCCCACTTTTTAACTGCCTTGGCGTCGTTGACACCCACAATAGTGCGTCCCAAAATGCTCTCCTTTAGTCGTGATCGACTTAAAGAGCACTTCCTGCGCTCAAGTTACAAAGTGGCCAATCTATTGGCCTGTGGGCATGATTTCATGCTTGCCACGAAATCTGCCATGCTTGCCACGTCAAATTCAAAGCAGGTAGCCTCGCTCCTGCATAAAGTCGATCGGGTGTTTGGCGCTCTTGGTGAGGTTGCATGTCGGGCAAAGCAACTGCACGTTGTCATCGGTGTTCAGGCCGCCTTTTGAGATCGGCATGATGTGGTCAAGATGGGGGCGAATGCCATTGAGGCTTGTCTGGCACACGGCGCACTTGCACTTCTGCAACTCCATCAGCTTCTCGTGGATGTCTCGGGACAACTCTCCGCCAACGTTGAGTTTCCTGGCACGGTATCTTTGCGACTTGAGAACATTCAGATGCGGCTTTTCTCGCCTCCATCGTTGGCCTTGCTCCTTCGATCGCTCGGGATTTTTTGCTCGCCACTCCCTTAGCCGCTGAATAGTGCGGTGCCGGTTTGCAGCTTGGTAGGCCATGTGATAAGCCCTGTACCTGTCCTGATTGGCTTGCCGCCAAGACAAGGTTTGCAAGTCAAGTCTTTCCCTGTTTTCCGCGCGGTACTGGCGCTGCTGCTCTTGGTAGCGCTCGGTTTTCTTGTATTCCGCGTCTCGTTGCTTGCACTCTGGGTCAACCTGCCTGCGCTTGGCCTGGCTCAGCCGCGAAGCCTCACGCGCCTTTTCTCGGTTGGCCTCTCGGTACTTACGCGCAGACTCTAGGCGTCTGGCTTTGCGCTCTTCCTCAGATAGCCGATCCTTGTGTTGCATAACGGCATTCCTCGCCTTTTTCAGACTCTTTCCTGATCTTCACATCCACAGGCGCAGCGATGCGCACGCGGGTGATGCGCCCACTCTTTTCCAGGAAGTGAATCTTGATGTTGTGCCCCAGGGTGACGACATCACCCTGGCGCATGTCCATCACCAGGCCAGACAGTCTGGTGTCCTTGCCCATGCTCAACCTTTGAGGTACTTCGCACGCTGGGCGGGGTTCATGCGGGCAATCGCCTGCTCCAACTCCCAGCCGTCCAGCGCCTCGATGTCCGCAAACTCCGAGCCCACATCACCAGGCCCGTCAGAGCCTGGCACCTGGGCCAGCGTCATCGGCACGGCACCCACGGGCGGCTTGCGTTTGGCTTTGGCATCGGCAATCGGATCAGCCGGTGCAGCTGGTGACTTGGCCACGCCATGCAGCGCCATGACGCGCTTGTGCGCCTCGGCCAAGAACCAATCCATCGACTTGTCGGAATGCTCGGGCCTGGCTGCCAGGATGCGCACGAACTGGTCCCAGTCATTCGCCTTGGCCTGGTCCTTGCGGTAATCGATGCCGTCCTCTTTTGCTGCGCGCGAGATCGCCTTGTTGATCTCGGTTTGCCATGCAGTCTGCGCAGTCTGCGTGGTCATTTCCTGCGAGATTTCAGCCTTGGCGCGGGCCACCAGCAACTGCTCGCGCTGCTCTGACAACGCGGCCAAACCGGCATCGCGCTCGTCAATGTCAATCTCGCCGTCCTTGAACTTCTGGCGCAAATCGGCATCGCGCTCTTTCAAGCCCTTGATCTGATCGTCGTAGTCGCTGGGCAGGCGTGCCTCGTAGCGTGGCGTCAGGGGTTGGGCGGGCTCTTCGTCTGGCTCTTCCTGCGCGGCTTCAGCGGGCGCTGCGTCTGGCTTTGCTTCGGGCTTGCCCTCAACCGGGGCCGCATCGTCGTCGCCGTCATCATCATCGTCGTCGTCGCCCTCTTCGCCCTTGGGCGCTTGGCGCATGATGAGTTTTTCTTCTGGGGAATCCTCGCCGTTGATCGCCTCAAGTTCTTCAGGCGTCATTGTGCTGGCCAGGTCGGCGTCGAGTTCGGGTGGCATAGTCACTCCTTGACAGTTGGTAAGGCTGTCAGCGTGCCATGCTTGCTACGGCTCAAAGCAGTTCAACAAGCATCAGCGCCACGGCATCCTCTTCAAGCTGGCGGCGCAGCCTGCGCTCTTGCGTGGCCTGCGGATCCACAGCGGCCGTCAGACTGGGCACGTCAGGTATCGCAGCTGGCTGGATGGGCAACGCCAGCAACACCTCGTGTTCAATTTCAGGCGGTTTTTCGACAGGTACCGCTTGACGTGTCGATTCCTTGTCGGCTTCCTGTGCCCGGTCAGCGCTTTGCGCAGCCTCAACCGCTTCCCACTTTTCGCGCACCAGGCGCTCAATGTCCTCGTCCGCGTAGGCGGGTGAGCTCCTTGGGGTTGATGTGCGTTTGAGCCCGCCGCCAATGTTGTTTTCCTGGCGCTCTTTCTTGATCTGGTCAATCAATCCCTGCACTGCCGCGCCAATGGCCGACAGCGGGAAAAGCCCCTGAAGGGCAATGCGCAGCGTGTCCAGGCTCATGCTGTGCGGGTAACGGTAGTAGTGCCTGCTGACGTGGCCAAGGTTTGCGCCACGGTGCCAGCGGTGCGGCTGGTTTCGGTGACGGCCAGGGGGGCGGCTGGGTCTAGGCCGTGCAGGCGCCAGATTTCGGCAAGCTGGGCGGCCTGCTCAAAACTGAGGCCACCGCCGCCTTCCAGCGTGCCGCTGGTGAGGGTGCGGCTGACATATTCCCACACGGTGCGGGCCAGGTTTTCGGGGCTTAGCTCGGTGTAGGGCGTCCACTCGCCTGCCATGGCCATGCGGCCTTTGAGGTCGGCGGTTCCTGCCAGCACGCTGGCAAAGGTGCCTTCAAACGGCACGATCATGCTGAGGCCACCGGCGCCGGTGATGCCAAAGGTGCCCGCACCGTCCATGCCGATGGTGAGGCTGAGGGTGGCAGCGCCTGCGGTGACGGTGATGCTGGCGGTGCCCGCCATGCTGACGATCAGGCCCAGGTTGGCGGCGTCAATTTCAAAGGCGCTGGCAAAGTCGCCCACCATGGGGCCGCCCTGCAGCAAACTGCCCGCGCCTGTGACGGCCGGGTAGCCCACACCCACCATGCCGCCTGCCTTGCGGGGCAGCACATGGGCGCCTTTGGGGGCGTAGCCCTCGGGCACGCTGGCCGTGGGCGCAAAGTTGGCAACACCGTTGAACCGCGCACCATTCAGCCCACCGTATTGCAACGCGCCACAGGCCACCAACGCACCGGCTACGGGGCGTGGCGTGCTGGTGAGAACTCGCTGGCCGTTGGGGTACAGCACGTTAGCCCCACACGGTTTCGGTGTGGCCTGCAAATGTGGTGGCCGCTGCCACCGCTGCGCCCGTGCCCAGAATGAAGCCAAGGCATGCGCCGTCCTTGATTTGCGGGGCGCTGGGTAGCTGGTTCCAAAAGTCTTTTTCAGTCATCAGGCTGGCAATGCTCAGCGGGATGGTGGCCAGTGGCTTGTAAAGCAGCAGCACGCCAGTGCCTGCGGTGGATGACGCGCTGAGGGTGACGGATTGCACCGACAGAATGCCTGTGTCGCCCGTGGCCAATGGCAGCTCGGGGCCAAAGTTGTTGGCGGCTGTGCCGGTGTGGCAGATGTGTGGGGTGATGGCCGACACCGTGCAGGACACCGTGCCGGGCAGCGTTCTGCCTGCGGTGCTGCTTTGGTTGGTGTAACTCATTTGCAAGTTGTGCGCCGTGGCACCCGATGTGGTGCGAATGGCCAGCGCGGCGCGCACGCCGTTGCTGTAGCGCATGCTGGGTGTGCCCGTGAGGGTTTGCGCCGTGGCGCTTGCCATGCTGATGCCGGGGTAGCCCGTTCTGCACAGCAGGGGCAACGTGGCACACCATGACCAGACGCAAGCCTTCGCCATCGGTGTACCGTGGCAGAGACAGTGTGTTATCCAATGGTTGCGGGTCTGTGCTGTCGCCGTCGATCAGCGGGTAATAGCCAACGAGGTCGTACAGCACAAAGTCGATGCTGGCCTGTGATGCGTTGTTGGCTTGTGGCCGAACCATCAGTTTGTGCAGCTTGCGCTCCATCCCGGCAGGAATGTCTGGAAACCAGATGGCATCGTTCTTCACCGCCACAACAGGAGTGAAGCTGGCAACCGCCCCAATGCGTGCATCGTAGGCTGGCTGACCGGATGCGAATGCCCAATCCCACCAGTGCGTGTCACCACTGGAGCCAGCGTTCTTCAGGAAGCGTTGGCTGTGGAAGCGCCCACCGTCATGGGTTACTCCTTCAAAACCCCGCTACCGTGCCATGCTTGCAACGAAAATCAGTTAGGCCGGACGTCAATCAGGGTTTGGACATCACTGGCGTGTCCGTCAGCCGCTTCTCCCACTTCTCGAAGTCGGACGCGACACTGCTGGAATACGTCTGCGAAGGCATCGGCTTTGACAAGGCAGGCGCTGTGGGAATCCTGGGCGGCACGCAAGGCGGCGTCGGCAGCGTTTGACAGCCCGACAAGAGCACTGCGGCCAGCGGCCACATCATGGGCCAACGCTGCTTGACGGGCGGCTGATTGACGGGCGGCCTTGTCTGCCTGCTCCTGGAGTCTGATGGTTTGTGCATGTGCTTTCTCCACGGCCTGTTGTTGGGCTTGGGCGTACTCGGTTTGCAGCTGGGACAGTTGGGCACCCATGCGCTGGCCCTGGATCGTCCAGCCACCCCAGGCAGCTGCTGCGGCCAGGGCTGCATAGGATGCAAGTCGTGCATACATCAGTCGTACCTCTTGTGCACGCTTGAATCATCAGCGTCGGGCAAGTCATCGGGCGCACGGCTTGCGGCCATGGCATCGGCCAACTGTTGCTTGGCTGTGCGGGTGCGCATGCGGTTCTCTGCCGCGTCCAGCGTCTTGCGCAGGTATTGGCGGCGGGCCTGCTCGATGTTTTCGCGTTTCCAGTCGTCCATCACTGCACCTCCAGGCACTTGCGGGCGCGCTCCTGGCTGCGCGTCCACACGCCGTAGCATCCATTCGACCGAACAGAACAGTCACGGCCAGCCACAAAACGGAACCGCTCGTAAGCCCTGCAAGATCCAGCGTAGTCGCCAGCGTTGGCCAGTTTGGCAATGCTGCTGTTGCACAGAGCCGATTCGCCGTACTGATAGCTGAAGTCAAGCATCAGGTCGTACTCCACCTGGTGCAGCGGGGCCGTGATGCATCGCTTGATGCGCGACTCGCTCTGCTGAATGTGGGCCAGGCTGCGCTGAATGCCGTCAATCGGCTTGATCGTGTCGCCCATTTGAACGGGGCTACCGTCCGGGCGCTTGGTCAGACCCGGGCCGACCGTGGGCACATCGCCCTTGACCGGGATGATGGCCTTGTCCGTCCAGCCCTCGTGCGAGATCAGAGCCACCATTGCGGCGGCAGACACGGACAGTGCGCCGACTGCGGTTCGTGGGTGTCTCACATCAATCCCGCTTTATTGAGCGCAAACATGATGGCCACAATCGCCAATGCCTTTGCGCCTTCCAGAATCCAACCACTCGTCAATGCCTGTGTTGGAGCGGCTTGCTCCAATGCATCAATGCGGGCGTCGTTTTTTTCGATCTTGGTAACCAGCTTTTCCATGGCCTCTGTGCAACGCTCGTCTGAACGTTGAATGGCTCCGAAAGCACGTTCAAGTGCAGCGCGGTCGGCGGTTTGGCGCTCTTCAATGACGGCCAGCTTGGTGATGGCATCGGCCAACTTGTCAATGGAGTTTTCCATTTTGGTCACCTTGTGCATGATGACTTCGATCATGGGTTCGGTGCCTCGTCGGCTAGTTGCCCCATCGTCATCGCGGAAACGGCTACCCTGAAAATCTTGTTGCATTGGTACTGGTCCTTAAGTTGTATCTGGCATCAATCCTTGCCTTTGGGCTCTTGCTCGCTTGACTCGGCGCCCACTATGTTTCCGGCTGCATCGCGCTTGATCGAAATCGTCTTTTTGACCTCGCCGCTCTTGGCGTCCACTTGCAGATTGATCGTCACGGGGGCGGCGGCAGGGGCAGGCGCGGGTGCCTTGGCTTCCTTTTTGGATTCCTTGGACTCTTCCGTGAGCTCTTTCTCGCGCTGCTTCAATTCCTGCTGTTGGAGCTTCATTTCCATGGCCTGCATCACCTGATCGAGACGCTTTTGCAAGGCGTCAATGGCTTTGTCGCTCGTTGCCTGGATCTCGGCCATGCGCACCTTGGCGTCGGCATCGATGCGCGCGGCCTCCAACTTGGCGTCCGCGTCTGATCGGATCTGCATCGTGCGGTTTGCCAGGTCAGACTGGGCTTTGCGCAGCTGTTCAGACAGCCGCTCGACTTCCTGGCTGGCCTGCTGCTGCACCTGCATGATTGCGTTTTGCATGTCGGCCTGGGCCTGCTGTGCGGCCTGGCCGCCGTCGCCCGCCATGGCGGCATTCGATTCGCTTTCCAGCTTGGCCGCGCGCGCATTGATCTCGCGGATCTTGGCCTGCTGCTCTTCCAGCGTTTGCATGGCCTGTTGGCGCTGCATCTGAAGCGACTCAGCCTGTGCCTGCATCTGCTGCTCCATCTGCTGCGACTCTTCTGGCGTCATCGGCTTGCTTGGGTCGCGCTCGCCGGTCAGCTTGCGGATCTGGTCGGCCACCTCGTCCTTGTTCGGCAGATCCGAAAAGTCCATGGCAATCGTCATCAAACGCAGAGACACCTCGGGCGGGAGCCTGGCGGCCAACTGGTTCAGCGCCTCAAACATCACCTGGCGCATGGTCCCGGCGTAGTCCGCCTCACTCACAATGAAGTCGGCAGAGCTCGCGGTGATGTCGTTCAAAAAGCGCACAGAGCCGTCCATCTGCATTTCTGGCTGGTTGATCCTCACCCACTCCAGCGCATTCTTGGCGCCCGTCAGGCGCACCACCTTTTCCTCGGTGTAGAACTGCTCCACCAGGCTCAGCTGCTTCTCGCCAGACACCTGCACCGCCAGGCGCAGGTTGTCGAACGGCTCAGTCGTGACCACAGAACCCTGCAACTGGCGGGCTTTGATGGCCTCGCCTGATACCGCATTGGTCTGGCGGCCCATGTTTTCCTGGGATACCCCAGCGCTCTTCTGGATCGACTGCGCATCCAGCGTCATCATCTGGATCTGGCCGGTGGCCGCATCCGTGTCGCGGCGGATCTGCAATTCCTTGCCCGCCTTCTTGATGATCAGGCCATCTGGGCGGTCCACCTCATCACGCAGCGCATTCCAGTCATCGGTAGCGCCCTCGTCTGCAATGACCTGGTTTGTGTTCAGCATCCACAGCGCTTTACTGGCGCGCTTGTTCAGATCCTGCTGAATGTCCCGCACCCGACGAATCACGCCATACGGCAGACGGTCACGGCCACGCCGGTAGCACCAAACCGGCGTCAGGCTGAACCGGTTGTGACGGAACGCACTCGGACCCATGGAAAGCAAATGGCTCTCGGTCATGACCGCCATGTGCACGCGCATCACCACCTTGTCCACAATCGAGCCGCCCACCTGGTTCAGCGCATTCATCAGCGCCCCGTCCTGCTCATTGAAGAACAGGCCTTTCAGCGGGCCCTCGGAAATGATCTTGGACGATGCTGGCTTGCGGTACTGCGCCTCGATCAGCTTCACGCGGCGGCGCTTGGCGTCGATCATCATCCCGGTCCCAGACGCGCGCAGCGTGCCGGTCTTGGATCCCGAAATCAGTTCCTCGGCGCTGTACCAGGTGTCCTCTTCCCAGTCGCTCATGCTCGCGTGCTGGGTGTCCTCCACCGCCTGGCGAATCACATCCTTGCGGTCGGGGAACATCATCAGCGCCACGTCCTCGTCCACCCAGCGCCAGCGGAACAGATAGCGCGCGTCGCTCAGGTCGTGCTCGTAGGATGCGGAATCCCACAGCACATTGCGCCAGTCCTCGTACTTGGAATACAGGATGTCTTGCGTCGGGTCGTCGCGCACACCGTCATCAATCCAACCCACTCCAGACTTGACGGCATCGGCAAACGCGCGTGAACGGCAGAACTGCACGCGGTTGATGTCCGCCACATACTTCATGACCTTCGTTTTCACGTCGGCCAATTCCACGTCATCCTCGGTGCGCGGCATCACGCGCCAGTCAACCCGCGTGCGGCGCTCGGTGCCAATCAGCCAGTCCACCATCGGTGCCACCTCGTTGTAAACGAGCGGCATCTGGCCACGGTCACGCAGCACCTGGGCATCCTCTGGATCCCATTGCAAGTTATCGTAAAAGTCAGCGTCGCAAGCCATCTCGAGCCGATTCGCAGACTGCTTATCTTTTTCCCCGTAGTAATACTCCAAGAGCATCCTGAGCTCTGCACGCGCCTCTTCGCTCTCCAGTGGATGGCCGGTAAATTCCTCAACATCGGTTGGATCTTCGCCCGTGAAAATCTCGTTATCGCCAGCGGCGCTGTGCTTGGATTGAGTATCGAACTGGCTCATAGCAGGTAGCCTCGCTGTTGCATGAAGTCCACCGGATGCTTGGCGCCCTTGCGTACATTGCAGCTTGGACAAAGCAACTGCACGTTGTCATCGGTGTTGGTACCGCCAGCAGACAGCGGGACAATGTGGTCAATGTGTGTGCCAGTTGTCTTGAGGTCGTCATGGCAGACGGCACAGCGGCATCTCTGCAATCTCATCAACTTGGCAGCTATATCCGTGGACAGGACGCCATCACTGGCGGCCTTTCGTGCTCGTCTTGTTTGCTCCCATGCGCACCTTTTGTCTGGGTTTGCCTTGCGATACTCGCGTGCGCGCTCCGCATTGAACTCGCGGTTCTCTTCGGCGTGCTTGCGTTTGTACTCGGCAGCCTTCTCGGGGTTTTTGGCTTGCCACTTTGATATGTTGGCCTTGGCGCGGTCCTTGTTGGCCGCATACCATTCGCGCGCCCTTTGCCTTGCGCGCTCCATCTGCTCTGGCGGCAGGATGCGCTTAGACATATTCCGCGCCCTCTTTTTCCAGGCGGATCTCGTCAGCCGCAATTACCTGGCCATCGGCGCGCAGTTCCATGTTGCCGAAGCTCGCACGGTGATACTCGGCGGGCGGTGAACTGGGCATGCGGATCAGGTCGGGCAAGCCATCAATGATCATCCCGGCAATGCGCCGGCAATTCCACGGGCTGGGCTCAATGCCCAACACCTCGCAGGCCTTGGTTGCCTTGCGCACCACCTGGGGAATGTTGCGGGCGTCCATGTCGTCCCATGTGTGGGCGGCGGACTCCATCACGATGAACCAGGGGGCGCCCTTGCGCAGATGGGGCACCAGCACCATGGCGCGCTGGTCATTGACCCATGTGTAAATCATCATGATGTCGCCACGGACGTGAGACGCATGCGCTTTGCGCAGATCGAGGGTTGCAGACATATCGGCCCCAGTTTTGAACTGGGCGCAATCTGCCATGCTTGCCACGATTTGCGCTATTTACACCGCCATGGCAGAGCCCCTGCGCTTGAATCCCGTGCCACGGTTCAAGGATCCCATGTTGCGCATGTGGTCCTCCGCAACGATCGCCATCAGCCCGGCCGCGTCACTGCCGTGGCTGGCCCAGTCGTGCTCGGGCCCCAGGCCAATGTCCCGTTCCTCGTCCCACTTTTCGTGATACCAGCCCAAGGCCTCCAACCCGCTCTCCGTGGTCACGGTGCCTGGCTCCAAGTCTTCCAGCGGTTGCAACGCCATCCAGATCGACGGGAAAACCCGGCGAAGGGCGTTCACCCGAGTCATCGCAGCGCCCCGGCCTTGGTTAGGGATCACGGTCACCGAATACCCGGCACCCTCAAAAGCGCTCTGGTACGACACAGAAAACACCTTGTCGTGCGTGGCCCCGTCATGTGGCAAGAACACCTCAGTGTTTTCCGGCAGGTACTTGTTGACCCGCATCCACTCCAGGTGTGCACCAATCTCCTGGCCCACCTTCTCGTAATAGTTCAGCACCCTGACCTCGCGGCCAATGAATTGCGCACCCCACATCGTGAAGGCATCCGCGTTCACACCGGTCCCACCGATGTCCACGAACAGGCGGCGCTTCATGTTCGGGTCAACACCCAGCCTGCACAAGCGCCCTTCCCGCTTCATGTCGGCAATTTGCTTGGTGAAGTACGCGCCCTTGATCGACGTGGCGTAACCGCCCTCCCAGATGTGGTCATAACCATCCGGGTCATTCTTCAGCCACCGCTGGCGCTGGCGCTCCAGGATCGCGGGGAACCACGGGTTATCCCGCCAGTTCATGTCCACGACTTTCATGCGCGGGTCTTTGGTCTGCCTGAATTTCCGATCGGTCGCACTGCTCTTGCGCGCCGGGTTCCAGGTCACCCACAACTCCGAGTCTTCCTGGCGCAGTGTGGGAATCACGATGTCCCAGGCTTTGTCGGTGATGGGCTCCGCCTCGTCGGCCCACAGCAGCAGGATCTTGGCCTTGGACTTGAGCGACATGATGGTGCGCTTGTCCATGCCGCTGAACTTGTACGAGATCCGCTTGCTCTTGGTGCGGATGTACTTTTCCCCAATGTCGAAGTGCGGGGCCAGCAACTCCGGCTCTGACTCGATGGCGGCTTTGACCTCGGCCAGGCTGGAGTCGTCAATCGAGTTCAGGAATTCACGCCCACAGACGATCACGCCCTCGCGCCCGGCCTGGTCCCACATCCGCGCGCGCACGGCCGTCATCTTGGCAAACGTCATGGTTTTGCCGCTGCCCCGGCCGCCGTGTGCCCCGCGAACGTCCGCCTCCCCGGTGAACACATCCACCAGCTTGTCGGGGATCTCAATGCGCGCTGTACTCATGCCTTGCCCGGCTCAGTCTTCGGTCGCACGCCCACCAGTTCGATTTTCTGGAACACCGCAGGGGCCTGCTGCTCGTTGTCCTCTTTGAACAGGCCCAGGTGTTTGGCCAGCTTCTCCAGCGCAGCATTCTTGTCCCAGAACTTGTATTCCAGGCGGCCGTACTCATCCAGCTTGAAGCCTGAGACAGCGGCCGATGTGTCGTCGTCTAGGTCTTCCGGCAGCTGGGCCCTACCGGCCTTGGTCAATTTCCTGGTGTCCGAGAATGCAATCCTTGCAATCTCACGAAGCACGCGAGCTTTATCAATAACGAATTCGCGCTCTACTTTTTTTATCAAATCTCGCACTCTTTGGGAAACCATGGGGTTTGCAGCGAGCTTGCTGGCTTCTTCATGGATTTGTTTGGCCGTCATCTTCCCCGCCGCATACGCTGCGCGATAAGCGTCTGATTGGCTTTTCCCGCTGGCCACCTCATGCGCAAACTTCTCTTGCTTTGGCGTTAGGCCGTACTCGTTCTTGGCGCTCATGACCTCACCTCCTGAACCTCAATGCCGTGCACGTACAGCATCATCTTTCGCTTGAGGCGGAATTCAGGGGTGACGGCCCCCTTCACGTCTTCCACCACGTAAACGTCCTTCTTGGTCGTGTAGGCAAAATCAGCCAGGTACACGGTCGGGCGCTCCTTCTTTCCGCTGGGTGCCACCTGGGCGGGGATCAGTTCAAACGCCACCTGGGTTTTCAGATCCTTGATTTCCCCGGCTTTCTCCAGCATCACCAGGTACTGCCAGCGCTTGTGCTCCGCCTTGGAGTCGAACGTGATGCCCGCGTCTTCGACCTTGGTGTTCCCGTATTTCTGGTGCGACTTGGTTTTCTCGGCGGGCTTGTCCCGCATGTCGGCAGCGGACCGGGCACCAGACATCCGGGCTTTCAGGTTCGTGAGCTCGTCCATGCTCATGCGCAGTGCTTGTGCCATCACGCAGCCACCGCAAACAGGTCGAGTGTCTTGGGGTCGCGTTTTGGGCGATTTTTCCCATGTGACGCACCCACGGTATTAACCCTTATGCGTTTGTTCGTCCTGGCTTGTTCTAGCAAGCCTGCGCGCCTTGCGCACTTGGGACCAATGGGCTCAGATCCGACCCACACGGCGGGGTCCAGGGTCACGCGGCCACACAGTGCGCAACGAATCTTGCCAATCGCAGCGGTCACCATGGCTCAGTCTCCCCAATAGCGTAGGCGTGCTCAGTCTCCCCAATAGCGTAGGCGTGCTCAGTCTCAGCGAGGCTCAACGGAGTTTCGTCAACGCCTGGGCGACGGATGCCAAAATCTCGGCCCGGCCAGGTGCGCCCGGCAATCGGCCGATGGCGGCAAGCATCACCGCAGCTTGCGCCTTGTTGGGGTGCGCTGACAGCACCAGCCGCGTGCAGCATCCCAGGCAGCGGAAATCCACCGCGCCCGCCACTTTCCCCCGATCCGCCCGCTGTTTCGATGATTCGCATAGCTCGCATAGCTCGCATGGGTCGATTATCCCGATATGGTTATTCTGTGGCAAGGGAAAGGCCCAGTGCTTCGCGTGCAAAGCGCAACGATGTGGGGTTGATGCGGTCGCCCTCGTCGTGGCGGGCCACGATGCGCTTGGCCCATGCTTTGTGATCGACCGGGGCAGCGAACTTTGCCCGGGCCTCAGCCAGCACTGGTGCCAGCTTGGCCATTTCAGCGGACACGCGCGCTGGGTCGGCCTTGGGTTCTGGCAGGCGCGGGGCCTCTGGTGCGGGTGCTCGTCTGGCCAGGGTGCGGAACTCGATCACGTTCGGGCAGCGCTCGGGCAGGTTTTCCAAGGCCCAGGCCAGCATGCCCAGCTTGTCCTCAAAACCGGCCAACTCATGGGCCCATGCCGACTTCACATCGCCAATCGGGGCGGTCCCAAGGGAGCGGTCCCATGCTGCGCCATACGTGGCGGCCAGACGTTCAAACAGCCGGTCAACGGCCTTCAATTGCAAACCCATTACGGCCTCCGTTGGTTTCGATTCTGGCAAACGCTTCCGCGTCGATGGTGACGCCCTTGCCCGCCTGAATGCGGTCCGGGTGGGTTCGTCCGGTCATCTGCTCCCAGCGCCTCATGCCAGCGTCCCGGTCCTTCTCCGCGAACGAGAGCGCCGTATCGCGCTCTGGGGCCTGCATCCCGACCAGCACCCTGTCCGCATACGCCGGAAGCCAGGCAATGGGCTCCTTGGCCTCGCGGCGGGCCTTATCGCAGGCCTTGCGCATCTGGCCAACGGTCACGCCTGCGGCGGTCCATGCCGTGGCCAGTGGCCAGAACTTTTTGCGGTCGTGAAAACTGCGGTGGTCCACGTCAACGCCGTGTTGTTCGGCAAAGACTTCGATCCATTCGCCAGGAAACTGCGGCTTTTCGTCGTCGTCGCGCATCGCGCGAGGTGTACTACTACATGACGACGATAGAGATGTATTTAACTCTCCCTCTCCCTCTCCCTGTCCCTTGCGATCGCGTGTGGGATCGCCGTTGGTATCCCCGTGGGGATCTTTGGGGGGATCCTTCGTGGGATCACTGCGGGCATCCCCGTGGGGATCGCCTTTGGATTGTTTTCCCCAGCGTTTCTCGTTCCCCTTGGCAGATTTCTCGCGCTGCTTCAGGCGTGACTTCCAGGCTTCGCAGGCTTTCACCGCGATCACGGTGTGATACCAGCGGCCGTCATCGCACAGCACCCAACCGCGCATCGCCATGTCTCGCACCTCCATCCAGGCATTCACATCGCGGCCAAGGCCAGCCAGGGCGCACAGAATGCGG